CTCTCGTCTGACTTGAAACGCATTGCTTTCTGTTGGTTGTGCTTTGAAACCAAGTGATCTGAGATGGTCAAAGGCTGTAACCTCGTAAATCTCATCCCGTTTATTCCCCGCCGGATCGCCCCAAATCAGAATATCATGCTTAGAATATTTCTGAGCAATCAGTGCCATCATTTCTTGACCAAACCGCTCAAGGCCCATGTCAAACGTCACAAGCTCATCGCAGATCCGCCACGCCCCCGCTTGTGTTCTCTGCCCAAAGATCGCCGCCGGTGTTAATCCGAAGTCAACGCCAATCTGCATTGGATAATACGGATCGACCTCAACATCCCCGCTCATCAATTCATCGTCATACTCCGGCCAGACCGGACGCCCTTCTTGCACAAACGTGTACATTCCCTGCGCATAACATCTAATCCAATCCGCATTCTTTCCGCCGAGAAGCTGCTGATAATATCCGGGCGGCAGATTGTTTCTATTCTCCGCATCCTCATTGGTTTTCCACCATTTGCCCCCAGAAAACACATGGCCCTGCGCCTCTGGATTCTCAGGAACATCTTTCCCATCCACTGCCAAAACACCGCCGGGTTGTCTGAAGAACGTCCACGGATAGGCACCACCAATCGGATTTTTCTCTGCCAATTCATGCCACCAATGGTCATTGTCAGGCGGGTTCGTATCCATCCAAATGCCGTACCATGTCGGAGAACCATCCGCTTTTGTCGGATATCGCCCAACTCTGTGCGTCAAACCATCAATAACAGCTTTCGGCAACTCTCTGGCCTCATTCACCCAAGCCCCCGTAAGCTCCAATGACAGCAATTTCCGTACATCTTGCGGAGAAGAAAGGGCCATGAAGATCACTTCGCAATCAATGCCCGGAATATCCTCTCTCGTCGGAATCCGAATATGGTGCGAAATAGGCGGTTGCCAGCGCATACCACCCCAAACATCCTCTGGAAACAACTCTTGCCACGTCTTAATCGTCGTTGTTCTCAATTCAGGATAAGTATTTCTAACAATCACAAACCGAGAATATCTGATCCCATCTCTGGGGCTGGGCCTTTGACGCACCGCCCGTAACATAATCTCAGCCGCACACCCGTAAGACTTCCCAGATCCAACCGGGCCCATTAATCCCCGAACAAAACTGTCATCATGCAGAAACTTCCAAACAGTCGGACTGTTCTCAAAGTTTAAATCAAGGCTGGGTATCGCGCTCATTTTTCATCATCCACCACCTCAGCATACTCTGTCGTTGCCGCCGGTCCACGCATATTAATCCCAACAATCGATGGCTTATCATTCTCTTTCTCAGGATTATCTAAGAAACCCGCTGCCTTCGCCAAGATGCGCAAAACACTTACCTTATCATGCAACTCAATCGATACACGACCATCTGGCATCGGAACAATCTTCTTTATCGCCCGTAACGCATAATCCGGTATTTCATCCAACGGACGCATAGAACCATCAAGATTCATAATCTCAGTAATCGAAGTGGTCCCAAGAGCAATCAACTCCTGGGCAACCGCTTCCTTGTTATTCTCCAATGTCTCACTGGTCCGAATACGCCGCTGTGCTAAACGTACACCACCAAATCTACCAATCGGAGTCTGTCTAGTCCTGGCCATAGAAATCCTTGAGGTTTTTTGTCGCCATCCTCAAGTGCCGCTCGTATTGCTGCTTCCGCCAAGCCGCATAACCTTCCTTATCAAGCTTAACCCGCTCTAGGTAAGGAATACGACCTTCAGGCTTTTCTAAATCCGTATCCATAACCAACCCCTAAAACGGTATAGCGTCTTCTGTCTGAGAAGATCTCTGCATCTGTTGACCGCCAGACTTCGGCTCGTCCTCAAACAAGTTTAACCAAATCTCCCCATTCTCATCAGGCAATGGCAACGCATTCAACTTAACTCGCATCCCGTTACTGTCGCTGAACGCAATACCCAATCTCACCCAATCCTTCTTCTCAGGATCATTCCGCCGCTTCTGGCCCTGAACAACTCGATACATCTTCTTCATAACTCAATCCTTCCTAATTGATAAAAATAGGTATCGCACACAATCCAGAAAAAAACCAGAAAATATTTATGTGGGGGTATGCAGCAAGAGGCGCGGGGGTGGGGGGGCAAGGGGGTCGGTCGTGCGCAAACGTGCGCTGGCCGTGCTGCGAAAAGGCTCGCGTGATGCTGGCATTGCCCGAACTAAATCGATTACAGCGCATAATACGTATTATGTTAAATGACTTATCGTTTAATATCAAGGTCTTAGCTTTTTTACTACCGCTCCGATTGTATTCTTGCTGCGTTTTGGTGCGCTTCCCAGCTTCTTTTGCACTGGAACCGTGAACCAAGCCAGCCCTCGCGGATAGTCGCGGCGGTTATCATGGCACCATTTCGCGTGTCCTTTGAGGATATCGCCCCATATCTCCACTGTCAGCCCATCCTTGACCCAACTTTCCATAACTTGATAATCTCTGTCATTGACTTGTCTTGGCGTTCCATAACTTTCAGCAATTCTTAAAAACAAAGAACAACACTGTCTACTGACATCACTTATACTGTTATATATACTGTTAAATGGTCTGTTTAGTGAAACTTCTGGGGTTTCAGGGGGTGAAACTTCTGAGGTTGCACCCTGTGAAACTTCTGAGGTTGACACGTTAGACTTATCCACAGGCAAATTAATGACTTCTGCTGGCTTCTTTTCCATCTGTTGTCTTAGCTTTTCTCTGCGTTCTTCTAAGCCTATTCTCTCTGCTGGTGATAGGTTTGCAAGTGCTTCCTCTTCTGTTTTTACGTCGTCATAGATGACCTTGTATGTTGTGGTTGTTTGTCCTTTGTAACGCCGCTTGGCTCTGACAATGTATTCTAAGTCTCTCAGTTTTCTTAGCTGCTTGTTGACTGCCTGGCGTGAGATGCCGAGATCGCTTGCCAACCGAGCCTGGCTAACGAACGTACAGCCCGTTTCATCGCAATAAGAACAGAGAGCCGCCAGCACAGAGAGAGCCGTGGTTCTTGTGACCTGGGGATCGGTGATTGCTTTGATAGGTAAGATCGCAAACTTTCTGAGATCCTTTGCCCTGATCGTTACTGGTTTCATATCTCCCCCTTCTTGGATAGCGATGATCCCCACTGAGCCGCCATTGCGTCAGCGATGCCTTGATATGTCATTGAGCGTATTTTCCACCTGTCTTTGCTTGGCGGCAAGTAATGCAGTCTTTGCCTCTCATTGTCGGGCAGCAAAAGCATTTCTTCTTTTACGTTGTTTGTTGGCGTCAGGTTCGGCAATCCTTTAAGCCAGAGACACGTTGCCTTTTGCTCCATATGGCCAAACATCCAAGGCTGGACAACTTGGCTTTGCTTAACACCACCAATGCGCTCTTTGCCGTATTTGTGCATGATTGGGTTTTCTACGCATATTTTTGCTATTGGCGCGTTCAGCAGAAGCTTGAAAAACTGTGCGGCCTCATCAAGCAAAGCCCATCTTTCTGGATCTCGATGCAACCAAGTCACACCAGCATTTGTTAAATAAGTACAAGGCGGGTGCGCTACCATTAAATCCCATTCTTCGTGCAGTAACGCAGCAACGTCACCTTGCCGATGGAATCGTGAACCGTCATCCGCTGGCAATAAATCGCAAGACCATGCGTCATGCCCAGCAGCGCGGAAAGCTTCACGCACACGACCAGAAAACTCGCAGGCCACAAGCACGCGCATCATGTTTCTGCCTCCACTTGCACCAATAACAACGGCTGGCCGTACTTCTTGGTGATCTTTAACGTCTGAACAAGTTTATCATCCTCAAAGCAAACGCCGTTGAGAGCGTCCAAAACGAGCTTTGCCACATTATCGATGTCCGGCTTGCCGGGGACCACTTCCCCGCGTGTGGCGGCTTCTACGCGCTTCTTGGGCCATGATTTAGGAATCGGGAACTGTGCCAAGATATAAACCTTGCACGGAACGGTAAACGGATCAATGCCCAGAGACACCATTTCATCCGATGCCTTGGCCGCGATTTTCATTTCAAAGTCTTTTGTTTTCTTTGGCGTAAAGACACGGCCCGTTCTGGTAAACCGTGGGCGGCCCTTGCCGATCGGTGTATCAGCCAGCCAGAAACTTACCTTGTGAATGCTTTTACTCATGATTGCGGAGCCATGTTTCTAAGTCCACTTGCTCATCATTTTCTGTGAAAGTGACCGCCGGTTTAGTGCTTGGCAGGTGCTGATCGACCAGATTTGATAAGACCCTGGCCGCACTTTCGCCCATCTTATCTGCATAAAGATCCAACTTTTCCTTTGTTTCTGCGGGCATTCGAGTGTGAAAAACTACAATGTTTTCAGCAACTAAGCGTTTTTTTGACATTTTTTTTCCTTTTTCTTTCCGATATCGCTTGACACTATTAGAGATATCTTTATATTGCAAGTTGTGATTTGTTTTTTACAGGAAGGACTAGACAAATGCTTAACGACGATACACTGACACAATACTGCAACGCCATTGCGGACGAGATTGCTTCGCAGTCTGAGGACATGGACGCGGCCCTTGATTTGGTCTGGCAGTATGCAGACGGTTCCGAGCATGTGATCTATTATGCAAAGGCGCACGAACTGTGCCGCAACTGTGACACAGAGAACGGCGAAGCATTCATTCAAGATTGTTTCTCAGATGTGCCAATGACGTATGACGATATGGCGTGTCGGATTGCTTACGGTGAAATTGAGAGCCGTATCAATCACAAGCTTTATGAAATCTTCGAAGCAAAAGAGGCAGCATAATGAAAGACTTTATTGGTGATATAGTGGGTGCGGTTTGTTTGTTTGCAATCTTTTATGGTTGCATGGTGATTGCGGGGATCTTGCAATGATCTGCCCATACTGCGACGGGGACGGCCAGGTTGAATACGAAATCCCCCGGCCCCAAAGCTTCACACGGGATATCGGGTATATCGATACAAAGTGGGATGATTGTTTGATCTGTAAGGGAAGCGGAGAAATTGAAACTGACAGAAAGGAAGGAAAAAATGCCAGTTAAAAAGTCCACGGAAGGCGCGTTAGTTACCGCGTTAAAACATGGTGAAATTAAGTTGCGACTTATCGGAGCAACCCCATTTTACTACAATTCAATGAGCATCAAAGCCAAGCGCGATTTGCTCATAGGCGGTACGCCAAAAACCACAGCGGAAAAGCGCGAGATAAAACACAATCCAGAAGAAGAGTTTCGGGATTCCGTGTATAAAAAAAGCCATGGGAACACGCACCTGTATTTTCCCCCGGCGGCAATCAAGCAAGCAATGTCTACAGCGGCCATTGAAACAAAGGGAGTTGCGAGAACAAATGCACAGCGCCTTCTGTTTTTGCCACAATTGCAAACAGAAATCTATGGCAAGCCATATCTGAAGATTGATACTGTGCGAATGGCAAACATAAACAAAACGCCAGACATGCGAACGAGGGCTTACTTGCCGGAATGGTGTGCAGAAATTGACATCAAGTTTGTGATGCCTACGCTTTCGGCCTCAGATGTTTTCACTCTTCTACAGAATGCGGGTTCTATCATTGGACTTGGAGACTTTCGACAAGAGAAGGGACGCGGAGCATATGGTTGCTTTACAGTAACCGGCGAAGAGTTGCCCAATTGGAAAGATTACAAGGACGATTGGAAGCGCATTACCAAGTTTGGAATGGAAGAACAAAAGTATGCGTTGGATTATCCAGAGTATGCGGATGAAATGACAGCAGAGTTAATGGGCTTCTTGGATGAAGAACGCGCTCGCAGAATGGCAGCATAAGGAGATGTTATTGGCAAGCAATACGGGTGGATACTTTGCCGTTGTTTACCCGAACGACACGGTAAGGCAAGGCGGTCGTGGCTCGGCTCGGTATTTCGTGGCGGGGTATGGTTTCGCAAGATGTGGTTTGGTCAGGCGGTCGAGGTATGGTGCGGACTGGCGGGGCAGGGCGAGGCTGGGACAGATATGGTCAGGCTCGGTACGGTTCGGCGGTCATGGCACGGACTGGCGAGACAAGGTTTGGTCCGGCTTGGCGGGGCAAGGCTTGGTCCGGTTGGGTCCGTTCAGGCAAGGCGGTCACGGAGTGGCGTGGCTGGGTGCGGTCTGTTTGGGTCAGGCGGTCGGGGTCCGGTGTGGCGCGGCCCGGTGTGATGCGGTCCGGTGTGGCAACCAAAGCTAAAACCAAGGTGGGGGGTCGTGCTGATCCCTCACCATCCAACAAAAGGAAGGAAGAAAAATGGAAGAAAGAATAGACAGAATATGGAACAAGGATGAGCGTCAAGAGATAGTTGATAGCTACCTCACAGAAACTCGGCGCAATATGTTCAAGGTTGATGAGTTTACAGAATGGCTTGAAGATAAACCAGACCATCCTTGCTATGAAAGGTTCTTTGGAACCGGCGACAAAGAAGCAGCGCGTCAATATCGCATGGCTTTGGCTCGTCAATTGGTCAGCGGATTGCGGATACAAATTCACATCCCACCTGTTGAAAAGGTAGATATCAGCAAGCTTGCGACAGTTATCAGCTACGAAGCGCCAGCTTTCATCAGCCCAATGTCAAACAGACGCAAAGGCGGTGGCTATGTTCCGTATGATCCAGAAGATGAGACATCAAGGGCTGAATTAAGGCGGCAAGCCGCAGCAGATTTGACCCGTTGGCTTAGTCGGTATCGCGGATGCGCCGAGGCTTTCGGTGTAAACCTACAGCCGATTGAAGAGATAGCCTCAAAGCTGCGAGGCGATCAGGAGGACGCAGCATGAAAACCCGATACGAAGAGATCGAAGAAGCTGCAATCCAGTTTCACAAGGAAAACCCCAAAGTTTGGGAGTATTTTGTAAAATTCACGTCCGAGGTAATCGGGCGTGGGTTCAATAACTATTCCGCAAAGGGAGTCTTTGAGCGGATTCGGTGGGAAACAGACCAGGCAGACGACGAAGGGAGGTCTACGTTTAAGATAAATAACAACTTCAGCGCACTCTATGCCCGGTGGTTCATGGATATATACCCAGAACATCTTGGTTTCTTTCGCCTAAGATCACAGCCGAGCGAGTTGCAGCTTGCAAGAAACCTGCCCGAATTGGGGCCAGAAGATTTTGACTAGGATGCAAAAAAGATGCGCCGCTGCGGGGAACAGGAGAATGAAAACACAACGGCGCATAAGGTGGCCCGGCGCGTGTCAGGGAGGAGATTGCAGGTACTCAGTGCGCTGTTCTCCTTGAGGCAGTATGGGACCAGCGATAACATAAGCACCTGCACCGGGCTTCGCACATTCAGTGTAAATTCAATGCTGTAAAAAAGGAAGGAAAATGTACATCAACTTTGAAGAAATTAAACGCATGTCCGACAGTATCCGGGAGATATGCGGCGATGATGAGGACACGCTTCTGGACACACTGGACGGTGAGACAGACGCAATGGACGTCTTGGGCAAGCTGATTGAACAAAGACAGTGGGCCAAGGCAAGTCAGCAAGCAGCCAAGGAGATGGCCGCACAGTACACGGAGCGAGCAAAGCGATACGATGCCAGAGCAGACGCCACAACGCAAGTCATAGGGCATTTGCTGGACGCTATGGGCGTAAAGAAAGCAGATCATCCGCTCGGTACAGTCTCGCGCACCAAACCCAGACAGAAAGTTGTCATTGAAGATCCGAGCGAGATACCTTCTCAGCTTATGAGGATCACAGAGACGCCGGATCTGACAGCAATCAAACAGCAATTAGAGGCCGGTGAGTTTGTGCCGGGCGCAACCGTAGAAGTCGGTAATCCCGGCGTAACAGTGAGGATAAAATGAGTAATCTAATCGATGCAATGAAAGCCGTGAACGATCTGAACAGAACGCACGGCGTCACCCAGCGCGGCGGCAAGAAATATACAGAGGTTTTTGTGCGCGTTGAACAATTTCGCATGGCCTTTGGTGAGCATATGGGGATCGATACCGAGATATTGGTGGACGATGGGAAGCGTGTGGTTGTGAAGGCTATCGTAACGCACAAAGGCCAGACAATCGGAAGCGGTATGGCTGAGGAAATCAGAGGTTCCAGCAACGTCAACAAAACATCGGCGCTAGAAAACTGTGAAACATCTGCGATCGGTCGTGCCCTGGCGTCACTTGGTTTGCATGGTGGATCTTACGCAAGTGCCAATGAAATCGCGGCAGTTTCTCGGAAAGAAAAAGCAATGGAAGAACAGAAAGCCACGCCGGATATCAGCGTTCAGCCTCTTGAGCCGGAGAATGTTTCACATGAAACAGAGATATCACAAGTGCCACCTTGGACAGTATTCTATCACAACGGCACAGAGAAACAGAAATGCCAGACGGATGAAGAATACCGTGAAGCCGTTATCAATCTTGCCCGGTCATATGGAGCGCAGAAGAGATCTAAGAAACAGTTTGAGGAACTGTGGGAAGCCAACTTCGCGCACATCGATATGCTATCAGATGAAAGCATGAAGCAGGTTGAGAAAACATTCAGGTTACAATCACAATGAACTGGCAAGAGAGATGGGCAAGCATAACCGAAGATATGCACACAAAACGCGCCGCGTTGCTGCAAGAAATGATCGATAAAAGAATGAGCCGATCACAGGCGGCAATGGTTCTAGGCAAAGCAACAACCTCAATCTCAAGCATGGCGGAGCGTTATTCTCTGGATTGGCCGTTGTTCACAGATACCATACGGGGACGCAAAGGATTCAGCATAGAAGAATATGAATTATATGCGCGTCAGGGATTAACAAAGATGCAAACAGCACAAGCAATGGGCGTTACTTGGAACTCAGTTGATAATGTAGCCCGTCATCACAAGATCAAATTCAAAGATGGGAGACGCAAGAATGATTGAGTTTTTTACTGTGTTAATGATTGACTATGAAATGGCGGCGTATGATGCAGCGCCTCTTGCAAGCATTGTCTACGCCTCAGAAAGCCATTGTCAGCAAGTAATGGATCAGGGGTTGGCTGACCCGATCTACGATCATATCGTAAAACTCTACGGCAATGACATCTATATGACCTGCGTGGAAACAGATGTTGTTTCCTCCGCAATCAGACCGAGGGCCAGACCATGACTGAGAAATGTATATACTGCGACAGGGATGCTCTGCTAAAACCAGACTATGACACATATTGTGCCGAATGTTACATGCGCAGAGAGGTAGAGAATGCTAAAACTCACATCCCAAGATCACGCACTTTTACGTCATCTAAAGCGGGAGGAAGAACGCTGTCTCCAAGCCTATCTTCGCACCGGTACAAAACATCCTAATGTTCAGCAGAATTTATGGAGAGCGCGAAAAGAATTGGAAAAGTTTTTGCGCAGTCTGCGCGTAGAAGATAAGTCGTGAGGGTGACGGTTACTGCGAGTAACAAAACCACAAACCCAGTGGAGCAGTTTACACAAAAAGCTTGTTAATGGAATGCCACCCTCGAAAAGAATAAAGCAAATTAAGACCGTAACTTCAAGCGGTCTTTTTCTTTTTTGCCTTCATTTTTTTCATAGCCATCTGTTTTAAAGTCGGGTTCATTTTATCAGCCTTTGACGGTCTGCCAACTTTAGAACCATATGTACCTTTACCGTAGGGCATTATGCTTTTCCTTTCTTCAGCATACGTTTCTTAGCAACAGCCTTGAGATCCGCCGCCGTTATCTTCTTACGATCACCGGCCATCGCCGCCAATCTCTTTTGCTTGGGAGAATACTTTTCATATGGCATTCTACTATCCTTTCAATAGATCTTTATCAGCTTTTCTTGCGCCACCCTTACCAGATACAAAAGACTTTACACGCCCCATCGCCCATTGATGAGCCGATACCTTTGGCCGGGAACCGCTACTGTAATAAGCACCAAGACCGCGCTTATAAACTTTATTCAAGGTCGCAGAGCTAAACCGATCTGCCCCAGGTATGCCGCTAAACTTTGCCATTACCGCTTGCTCCGTTGCTTGCTGATCTTATCCATCATTTCCGGTGTAAGCTTACCCATACGATACAGCGCCCTGGTTCGTAGAATTTCACGCCGGGTTGCATCAGGATCTTTCGATCCCTTCACATACTTCTTGGGAATGCCAGACTTTTTATCCTTGGGAACGGGATCAAACTTACGTTTCATCAGACTATCAATTCAAAATGAGGGGCATCAATAAATGCGCGTTTTTTCATATCGCGTTTTTTATCTATATATGCGTTCATGGCATCTTCCATTGTGCCATTCCATCGCCGCATATCCATAGGGTATGGCAAAGATGCAGTTGACCAAGCAGCACCCCAGCAAATACCAACATCAATTGCTCTTGCACCCTCGGCCATTGCGTCTGCAATCTCATCATACAGATTTAATTCCCAGCGCCCACCATCTACATATGCCATCAGATCAACAGCCAATCCGTCAAGATGTTTGCTTTTCATGGTTTGACTAGCGCCCTTGGCAACCAATGCACGTTGCTCTTCGATGGTTCTCAGCCCACAGATCACAGAGAAGTCCTGTTTAGACACAGAAATAGCATAGCGAACAACAGCCGCCATCCGTTCATCAACACCTTCCAGCTTTTCTAAGCTGCGCTTTCCTAGTTTATAACTCATGGTTTCACCTTCATGTATTTGCCTACAGCCCTACCCCCAAACCAGAAACTAATTATAGCAGCAAACAGTCCAGATGTAGCATCGTCCCATATCAGAGAAAGAGAACGGCCTAAGTCATTCCCAGCATCCATCAGAGCAATAAGAGCCGTTACTTTAATGGCAACAAAAAGAGCAAAGAAAACGTAAGTAATGACAGGACGGACAGACCCTCTAAGTCCATTAATGAACCAACCAGCGTCGATACTGTCATGCTTGTACAAACCTTCTGTTTCTTTAATCTCTGCTTGCTTGTCCATGATGTTAAGCTGCAACTCATTGCGCTTTGTCATCAGGTCCATTTCAACTTTCATCCGCTCAAGATTGTGCTTATGCTCTTGCCCTGCTTTGAAGTAATTCAAAACCTCTGGCAGAAATGATGTACCAAACCCTAGCAGACTTCCAAGAAGTGTAATCATACCATCACCGTCCCATATAAACTCATCTTGGTATTGAGCAGAAACTCAAGCGCTCTGACCATCAGGAACACCATGAAATCCTCAACGGTTGTCATACTTTTCCTCGTGAACAACCTTGTCAGAAGTTACAGTCGTCTTGCTTTCTTTGCCCATCCAAATACCAAAACACCCTGTCAATGCACCCATGCACACAGACACCAATCCTGACTGTGCAACAGATGGATCAGGCAATGACATAAACCAATGCACCGCTTGATAAGTTAAGACGGTCACTGCCAGCATCATCAAGCGCGGCAGTATCTTGAGACTGTCAATATATTTTGCTGTGATTTGTACCATTCAGACCTCCATATCTACGATCTGGCCTTGAGGTTGAAGCCCACTATTGGACGCTCCAAACTTATCATAACTCAGCATTAAATCAAGTTGTTGTCTCTCAAGCGCCTTAGAGAGCTTGTGAGCGCGGTTATGTTCTACTTGCACCTGTTGCTGCGCTTGATGGTTTTCGATGCTCTCGCGGCTTCTCTGTGCTTCTACGGCGAAAGGAAGATTACCAACAGGATCAAGCATTAGCCAACCATACAAACCCAACAAGACCAGCAAACAAAACTAAAAACAAAACAATCCCAGCAGCCCATTCAATAATAGTTTGCTTGATTTCCATGCGACGAAACTCATGCTCTCGCTTTTGCTTTCTAATCTCAGCCTCTATTCTAAGAAACTCCTGCCAATGAGATGGGCCAAGAATAGCAGGGTGGCTAATGATCTCTCG